CCTCAAAGAATGTCCCTCTGAACTTCTTGACAATGAGGGGTGGATCAGAGACACTGTTTATATGGCATCTAAAGAATGTAACTCTACTCTGCTTTCTTTGAACTCACACAAGTTTGAACCTCAGGGTGTCACTTGTGTGGCGATGCTCGCTGAAAGTCATATCAGCATTCACACTTGGCCAGAGTTGGGTATGGCAGTGTGCGACATTTTCACCTGTGGGGGACACACCGATCCTCAGAAGGGTGTAGAATGGATGAAACGAGAACTGAAAGCTCGTGACATTATTAGTAATGAATTTACTCGCCCACTAAAATGAAATACAGTGTGAGATATAAAATTCCAGGAGACAATCGTTACCTGGAAATGGTGGTTGAGGCAGACAACCAATCACAGGCAAAAAGAATTGCTCAAGCACAAATTCCTTCTGCTAAAATTGTTGGTGGTCCTCAACCTTTATCATGAATATCTTCGTAACAAACCCGTTCCCTGCAGAAAGTGCCATCTGTCTTCCTGACAAGCATGTTGTCAAGATGCCTCTAGAGTGCTGTCAAATGCTCTCTATTGTTGCCTCTGACAAGTGGGGGCACGGGTACGGCACTCTTCCTAAGGCAGATGGGACCCCCTACAAGACAGAGAAAGGAGCATTTCGCAATCATCCCTGTACCAAGTGGGCACTGGAGAGCATCCATAATGCCTACTGGTTAATCAAGTGGGGATTGAACTTGTCTGATGAATACTGCCTGAGGTATAATAAAACTCACTCCTGCTATAAAACTCTTGTGGATGCATATTATTTGTTTCCTAAGGGTAAGATTACAGAAGTGACTCCATTTGCTCGTGCTATGCCTGAGGAATGGAAGTTTGACGAAACTATTGATACATTTGAAGCATACAAAAGATACATTGCATCCAAACCTTGGGTGTCTGATAACTATCTTCGTATGCCACAACGCAAACCTAATTGGGTCTAAATTATGACAAGTGAATTTCTTTTTGTGGAGAAATACCGTCCTCAAGTAATTGATGATTGTATTCTCCCTGATGAAACTAAAAAAACATTTAAGGAGTTTGTGGAGAAGGGTGAGATCCCAAATCTTCTTCTTGCAGGACCTCCTGGCATTGGTAAAACTACCATTGCAAAAGCACTGTGTAATGAACTAGGGGCAGATTACTATATCATTAATGGATCAGATGAAGGACGTTTCTTGGATACTGTACGAAACCAAGCAAAAAACTTTGCTTCGACCGTCTCACTTACGGGATCTTCTAAACACAAAGTCATCATTATCGATGAGGCTGATAACACAGGGAACGACGTACAACTCCTACTACGGGCGAATATTGAGGCATTTTATAGCAACTGCCGATTCATCTTTACCTGCAACTACAAAAACAAAATTATTGAACCTCTTCACTCCAGATGTGCAGTCATTGACTTTACACTCAAAGGGAAGCAGAAGGTTCAACTTGCAGGAAGTTTCTTCAAACGACTCCAAACAATCCTGGATGATGAAAGGATTGAGTATGATCAAAAAGTCATTGCAGAACTGGTATCAAAACATTTCCCTGATTTCCGAAGAGTTCTAAATGAAGTACAGAGGTACTCTACCGGTGGAAAGATTGATGCTGGTATCTTGGCATCCTTCTCAGATGTATCTGTAAAGAATCTTATTCAATATCTTAAAGAAAAGAACTTTACAGAAGTACGTAAGTGGGTTGTAGATAATTTGGATAATGATCCCAGTGTTGTACTTCGTAGAGTATATGATTCTCTGTATGATCATCTTGTACCTGCTAGTATTCCTGCTGCAGTTCTGGTGATTGCAAAGTATCAATATCAAATTGCTTTTGTTGCTGATCAGGAGATTAATCTTCTTGCAGCACTTACTGAACTTATGGTTGAGGTTGAATTTAAATGAACATTAAACTATTTCGTATTTTGACTGGTGAAGAAGTTATTGCAGAACTTCTTTCTGAAGATGAAAGCACTGTGACCATTCAGAATGGTCTAGTAGTTCTTCCTACTTCTTCTGGAACTGTTGGATTCGCCCCTTGGGCAACTGTGATTGATAGGGGCAATCCTGAATTGTTAGTTTCTAAAAGTCATATTGTATACATTGCTTCAGTTGATTCTGCAGTAGAATCAAAGTATAATGATGTATATGGTAGTAAACTGGTGACACCAGAGAAGAAGAAACTCATTATCTGATTTAAATTTTTTATTATGAGTAATTTGAAATCGCATAAAACTCCACTTCGTTACCCTGGTGGAAAATCTCGTGCTTGCATAAAGATGGATCAGTATTTTCCTGATCTGAGTAATTATGAGGAGTTTAGGGAACCATTTCTTGGTGGTGGTAGTGTGGCAATTCACATTACTAAGAAGTATCCAAATTTAAAGATTTGGGTTAATGATCTATATGAACCTCTTGTGAACTTCTGGCAGCAACTTCAGATGTTTGGTGTAGAGATGAAAGATGCTCTTACTGAAGAGAAGTTATCACATAGTGGTCTTGATGATGCAAAAAAATTATTTTTACAAGCAAAGGAGCAACTAAAAGATGTTAAAGTCGAATCCTTTCGTCGTGCCTGTTGCTTTTACATTGTTAATAAGTGCTCTTTTTCTGGTCTCACAGAATCCTCATCCTTTTCAAAACAAGCATCCATCTCTAACTTCTCAATCAGAGGAATTGAAAAATTACCTGGATACTCAAAAATAATTTCTAATTGGCGTATAACTAATTACTCCTATGATTATCTGATGGATGGAAACATGGGTGCTTTTGTGTATCTTGACCCTCCTTATGATATTAAGGATAATCTCTATGGGCACAAGGGATCAATGCACAAAGGATTTGATCACGATAAGTTTGCTCTTGATTGCTCTTCTTGTTATATGCATCAATTGATCAGTTATAATTCTGATCAACTTGTAAAGGATCGTTTTAAAAATTGGAAGACTAGTGAGTTTGATCTGACCTATACTCTACGTTCTGTTGGTGAGTATATGAGGGAGCAAAAGAAAAGGAAGGAACTGCTTCTATTCAATTATGATAAAAATTTGTTATGGAACTGAAAGACTGGTTGAATTCAATTAATTTTTCAAAAAAGAATCTTCTTCAAGAAGATCCATCTTTGAAGAAAGACTATGCACCATATATTATCAATCGTTGTTTGTCTGGGCACATTGATTGCATTATGTTTGTTAATGAAATGAACAAGTATCATTTCTTAGATAAGGACATGCAATATGAGTTTTATATAAATATTCTGAGAAAGAGGAAGAGATTTTCTCCTTGGATTAAGAAAGATAAGATCTCAGATTTAGAGATTGTGAAACGTTACTATGGATATAGTAATGAAAAGGCAACTCAAGCCCTGAAAATTTTATCTAATGAACAAATAAACTTTATCAAACAACGACTTGACACTGGTGGAAAGAAATGACACAGACTATTGAACCTCAGGTTAATTGGTCTCAAGACCAAATGGTAGAGGTGAAGTTAAATGAACCTGATGACTTTTTGAAAGTTCGTGAGACTTTAACTCGTATTGGTGTAGCATCTCGTAAGGAAAAGAAGCTGTACCAAAGTTGCCACATCTTGCATAAGCAAGGAAAGTATTACATTGTACATTTTAAAGAACTGTTTGCACTTGATGGCAAGTATGCAAATCTTACTATTAATGATGTGCAACGCAGAAATAGAATCACCCGTCTTCTTGTTGATTGGGGTTTGATTGATGTGGTCAATGGGGAATCAATTCAAGATATTGCTCCCTTGAACCAGATCAAAGTTCTTCCTTATAAGGATAAGAATGAGTGGACCTTGGAACAAAAATATAACATTGGCAAAAAGGGAAAAATTCAAGAAGCTGAATAAATAGTCTTGTGCCATTCGTGCGGCACTCTACAAAAGTCGGAAAACCCTAAAGGAAGTGTGGTTTTCTACACTTCCTTTTTTTACGATTTTTCGTATAATTAGTATTGGATGCCGAAAGGGTCCACACAACACAAACTCGCTTTTAAAGGAGCTACTATAATGACTAACCTCTCAAGGTATACTGCGTCTGATCTGTCTGCAATGATGGATAGGATCAATAAGTATAGTATTGGCATGGAAGGATATTTTGACAGTATTTTTAATCTTCATGAAACTACAACAAATTATCCACCTTACAATCTTATTCAGGTAAATAATGTGGAATCTCACTTAGAAATTGCTCTAGCTGGATTTAAGAAGGAGGAAGTTCATGCGTACACGGAGTATGGAAAACTTTTTGTCGAGGGACAAAAATCTGATACAGAATCGGACAGGACGTTTATCCACAAGGGCGTGGCTAGCAGAAGTTTTAAAAGAGCGTGGACTTTATCCGACGACACAGAAGTACGGGAAGTCACCTT